ACATTACTGAACAATTATATGGGTTGTTGGGCGATGATCATTTGTTTGATCAATTAGAAGAACTAGCCGAGCGTGATGCCAATGCTGACGCTCGTCAAGTTATCTTTGATCGTATGCAAGAGTTAAGCAGTCACCCAGATGTGCTTAAGGTTATTGAGCAATTAAACATTGATCCTACTGCAGAAATGAACCCGCCCGAAGGCACTCCTGCTGATTTGTCCAATGTTGCTCCTGAGCAGACTGATCAAGTTCCAGGCGGTCAAGGTAACATCAATCAATTGGCAGAAAGCAAAGGCGCATTACGGGCTCTCCGCCATGCCGCTGGTCTACTTAAAGAAAATGTATTAGTAGATGATACAGGTTCAACATTCCAACACATTCTTGACACATACAAGCGTGATGTTAAAGACTTTGAAGAAAATGATGAAATGAGTCAAGAACTGCATGATGCATTGTATGACTACTATTTCGATGACATGCCATATGGTGTTCAAAAAGCTCGCACCGGCGATCCATACGAATGGGTAGCTGACCGCTTTGCCGCAGACTTAGGTCACCCGGGCGCTGGGTTAAACAGTCCCGGAGTTCCAGATGAAGATTACGGTCTCGAGCGTGAAAGCGTTATGCACGGTGACTATGCTGAAGAAACTCGCGACCCGCACAGTGTAGATGGTGGCATGGAAAATCCTTTAATTCAAGACGAATCAGCATCACCAGGAATGGGTGCAACTGTTGTTGATCTTGGCGGAGGCGGAGGTTCACAGTGGGATCAGCGTCTTTTACAGGCTGTAATGGCAGGCGACCTACAAGGATATAGAAATGCCTACGGTTATGGCGGTAAATTACCACCCGGTATTGAAGACAAAGCCAATGCAATGATTAAAGGCAAATGGACAAACGGAGCAGAATATTATCAACAGTTATTGCCTACATTAAAATTACTGTTAGGCCAAAAATCAGCCATAGAAGGGGAAGATGCATCCTTATTTGATGATAAGTTGTGTAATATGTCCGATGCTGGAGAACATTGTCCAGTTCACGGTGTAGAAGAATGTTGGGCTAATTCAGCACCAGAATCTTCACCACTTGCCGGACAGTATGGACATAGTGGCAAAATGAAAGAAGTTGGAAAAGAAACTTCATTCTTAGATCGCCTTAAAGAACTTTCTGGAATGATTCGCAACTAATTCGACAATTAGAACACCCGCAAGATAAATACACTTGACGCTAGGGAAGTAAGTGTGTACACTACACAAGTGAATACGCTTTTTTCTTTTGTATCACAGGCAACTTAACCTTAATGGTAGTAAACACCGACAGCAGAGTGTATAATCAGCTGTAAGGCAACATTTAAGGCAACTTAAATCAACATTTTAATCAACTTAGAAAGGCAACATAAAATGGCTAGTCTCTCAGAAATCCGTGCTCGTTTAGCACAATCAGAAAACAAACAAGGTGGACAATCACAATTTAGTGGTGATAATGCAATTTACCCACATTGGTCTATGGATGAAGGATCGTCAGCAACACTACGCTTCCTTCCAGACGGTAATACAAAAAACACATTCTTTTGGCAAGAGCGAGCTCAAATTCGACTCCCGTTTAACGGAATCAAAGGTGAGATGGAATCTAAACAAGTCATCGTGCCTGTTCCATGCGTAGAAATGTATGGCGAAGTTTGTCCAGTATTAACAGAAGTTCGCACTTGGTTTAAGGACAAATCTCTAGAAGAAATGGGTCGTAAGTATTGGAAAAAGCGTAGTTATATTTTCCAAGGCTTTGTTCGTGAGAACCCAATCGGCGACGATAAAACACCAGCAAACCCGATCCGTAGATTTATCATTGGTCCACAAATTTTCACACTTATCAAAGGTGCATTAATGGATCCAGAATTGGAAGAATTGCCAACAGACTTGTTGCGTGGCCTAGACTTCCGCATTAGCAAGACCGCTAAAGGTGGCTTTGCTGACTATTCTAGTTCCAAATGGGCTCGCAAAGAATCAGCACTTACAGAAGCTGAACAAGCGGCTATCGCTGAACACGGCTTGTTTGATCTAAGCACATTCTTACCTAAGAAACCAGGCGAAGTTGAGCTCAAGGTTATCAAAGAAATGTTTGAAGCCTCAGTTGATGGTCAGAGTTACGATACAGAGCGTTGGGGTCAGTATTTCCGCCCAGCAGGTGTTACGGCTCCAGCAGGCAGTTCTACACCAGCAACTACAGCAGCAGTTGTTGATAATGGTCATAGTGATGTACAAGAAGTAGCTAAACTGGCACCAGTAGCTTCTAGTTTTGATGATGAAGACGATGTAGCAGTTGCATCAGCACCTGTTGCGGCTAAACCATCCTCTGACAAAGCTCAAGACATCTTAGCAATGATTCGCGCCCGTCAAAAAGCGTAAACAATGTTTTCGGAAGTAGATAGTATTATCTTCCCAGATAGCTGTGAGGTGATTCAACTTGCCTCACAGCAATTTGTTTATCCGATATTTAAATGTGGTAGGTCTTCATTGACTGAAAGTATGAAATTTAACGGCTGGACATTTGTTGCTGAAAAAGATATCGCTAGTATAACCCAACCAATTAGAATATTTTTAAGAGATCCGCGCGATCGTTTTCTAAGTGGTGTAAACACTTACATACAACATTTAGAAAACGAAGGAAATGACCTTGATCAACATACAGTATTGTATTTTGTTAATAGGTATCTGTTTTTAAATAGGCATTATGCTCCACAGTTTTTTTGGCTATTAAATCTAGCTCGATTTGCTCGTCTCGACACTTTAGTAACATTTAGTCCCATGACAGAAATTAGTCAGTTAACAGATAGGCATAGCCATGCGGATATGCATCCTGTTGCTAACGAACTAAAAGAAAAAATTGAATCTTTTAGTTGGTCAAAATTAGAATTATATTTTTATCTAGATCAAATTTTGTTAGATCATATTGGTAAAACAACCAGCATACAAAATTTAATAAAACATATACAGACTAATCACAACACACTATATGAATTAGTGTTTCAAAAGACTTTAAACATCACTAATGTATTGCCCTAGACTAGATCACTTTGTTCGCTTTAATCCTAATGGCACAGTTAGTCGCTGTGGTCATATGGTCAATGCACCACAATTTGACACATTAGAGTTGATGGAATCGAGCATATGGTTGTTAAAAATTAAAGAAAAAATGTCTAACAATGAGTGGCCAAACGAATGCATAAGATGTCAAGAAACCGAACCCGATAGCATACGGATGTACGCTGTAACATTAGACAGTCAGACTACTCAGAACAATTATTTACAAGTCGGTGGTGTATTGGATAATTTGTGTAATGCCGCCTGCCAAACTTGTAACGAAAAGTTAAGTAGTAGAATAGGTAGTTTAAATGGACCTGGATTTCCTATAATTAATAATCTTGATCAATTTTATAAACTACCACAGCAAAGAATAATTCACTTAGATATTAATGGTGGGGAACCTAGCTATAGTAAAAATTATAAACAATTATTGAAAAATTTACCCCCCAATCTTAAAACACTACGACTTAATACAAATTGTAGCACAGTATTAACAGAGCTAGTTGACATAACCAATCAAGGTATTGAAGTTACTGTTACCGTAAGTTGTGATGGCATTGGAGCAGTCCACGAGTTTGTTCGTTGGCCAATACTTTGGCAAGATTTTTATAAGAATTTAATGACATACAAAACAATGCCAGTTAAACTAAATTTATGGACAACTGTTAGCATATTAAATGTAGACGATTTACCAAATATTCAAAAGTTTGCCCATGAACACAATATTGATCATAGTTATGCTTACTTAAAATTACCATTTGAATTAAGTATTAATAATACCGATATAGTTGCTAGAAGCGCATATATAAAAAAACAAAAGCAACTAAGAGGAATTCGATGAAAATAGCCATTACAGGACACACCGCAGGTATAGGCCAGGCCTTTGCTAAGGAATATGCCATTGACGGGTATGAAATTGTGGGACTTAGCCAGCGCGAAGGTAATAACATTCGCAATATAACAAAAATTTGTGACCAAATTAAACCTTGCGATATATTTGTAAACAATGCACAAGCTGGTTATGCACAAACCGAACTCTTGTTTGAAATGGCCAACCGTTGGGCCGGCACAGGAAAACATATTATAGTGATCAGCACTATGATGACTCGAGATCCTATAGCATTTGATTCTATCTTAGATCAGTATCGTGTACAAAAGTTAGCATTAGAAGAAGCGGTAAGTCAAATACGCAATCGTAAACTTGGAGTTAAACTTACACTAGTTCGTCCTGGTAACATAGCTACTAGTCCTGACAAAACAGTTCCACCAGCGGCCAATGTTGACAACTGGGTAAGAACACTATTAGACTTGCTTGCTATGGCTAAAAATAATAATTTGATTATACCGGATATATCGTTGGGCCCGTTGAATAAATGACACCCAAAGATATTTTAACTAACCCATATTTTTGTCCCATGCCTTGGACCGGACTAATGTATAATTTTGATGGCAAAGTAAAAAATTGTATTCGTAGTGATGCAAAAACCGGTGAACTAGGAAATATTAAAGATACCCCAATTGAAAAAATATTACTTGGAACTAAAAATATAACCAAACAAACTAACATTACATTAAAAACTCCGGCTGCTGGTTGCCATACTTGTTACAACTTAGAACGCGGTAAAGAAAATTTTGACATTATCAGCGATAGAATTTTCTACATACGAGAATTTAAAAAAACACCATTGGACACTTATCAAGTTAATAATTTTGATTTGCAAGCCATTGATGTGCGCTGGACTAACTTGTGTAATCTTGCCTGTGTGTACTGTAGTCCTAGTTTTAGCAGCAAATGGGCCGATGAATTGGGCGTCAGAATAGCAACCCCATCAGATCAGCAACAAGAGAATTTCAGGCAGTACATTTACAAACATGCCCACCAACTTAAACATGTTTACTTGGCTGGTGGCGAGCCTTTATTGATGAAAGAAAATTTACAACTGCTTCGAGAACTGAACCCTGACGTCAATCTTAGAATAAACACCAATCTCAGCAAGGTTGGCACTGGAGTGTTTGATGCTGTGTGCGGTTTTAAAAATGTTCATTGGACTGTAAGTGTAGAAACCGTAGAAGAAGAATTTGAATATATCCGTTTTGGTAGCCGGTGGTTAGACTTTTTAGACAACCTAAACACAATTAAAAAGTTGGATCATAAGATAAGTTTCAACATGTTATGGTTCTTGCTAAATTATGATACAGTGTTTGAGTGTGTAGACTACCTAAAAAAGTTAGGATTTCATAATAATAGTTTTATTATTGGCGCATTATTAAATCCAGACTACCTAAACATTAGACATTTACCAGAAAATGTGTTAAACTTATTACAGACTAAATTGGAATCTAAAATTGACGAGTGCCCTGGATACTTACTTGAAGATAGTTATCGAAATATGTTACACTATATACAGGAACCAATTAAACAAGATTTAGCAGAATCGTTTGAACAATTAGCAGTAATGGATCAACGGCGTGGAGTAGACAGTAGTAAGATTTTTACAGAATTATATAAACTTAAAGAAGGAAAGTAATCATGGCAAAACCATTTGATATTAGCAAGTTCCGTAAGGACATCACAAAGAGTATTGAAGGACTAAGCATTGGATTTAATGATCCAACTGATTGGATTTCAACGGGCAACTTTGCCTTAAACTATCTTATTAGCGGAGACTTTAATCGTGGTATTCCACTAGGCAAAATTACAGTGTTTGCTGGCGAATCGGGTGCAGGTAAGTCCTACATCTGTTCTGGCAACATTGTTAAGAATGCACAAGAGCAAGGAATCTTTGTTATCCTAGTTGATACAGAAAACGCACTCGACGAAACATGGCTACACGCACTCGGAGTAGACACAAGTCCAGAAAAATTACTTAAACTAAACATGAGCATGATTGACGATGTAGCTAAGGCTATTTCAACATTTATGACAGACTATAAAGCCCTGCCAGATGGTGAGCGCATGAAGGTGTTGTGGGTGATTGACTCACTTGGTATGTTGTTGACCCCAACTGATGTAAACCAATTTGAAGCAGGTGATATGAAGGGCGATATGGGTCGTAAACCTAAAGCATTAACAGCACTGGTTCGCAATTCAGTTAATATGTTCGGTGGCTACAATGTAGGCATGGTATGTACCAATCACACATACGCTTCACAAGATATGTTTGACCCAGATGATAAGATCTCGGGAGGTCAAGGCTTTATCTATGCTAGTAGTATTGTGGTTGCAATGAAGAAGATGAAACTCAAAGAAGATGAAGATGGCAACAAAATTTCTGAAGTCATGGGTATCCGCGCCGGTTGTAAAGTAATGAAAACACGTTACGCTAAACCGTTTGAAGGTATGCAGGTTAAGATTCCGTATGAAACAGGTATGAACCCTTACAGTGGGTTAACAGATCTTGCAGAGAAAAAAGGTATCCTTAAAAAGGATGGTAATCGTTTAATGTTTGTTACTAGCGACGGTGAAATTATTAAACAATTCCGCAAGGCTTGGGAGTCAAACGAAGAGGGCTGTTTAGATAAAGTAATGGTAGATTTTGTAAATCAACGAGAAACGGTAAGTACTGAAGACACAGCCACGGAGGAATAAGAATGTCAGTAGAATTAAGTAAAGAAATTTGGGACGAACTCAAGAGGTATGTTAATCCACAGGATCGTGAAGAAGCCGCAGAAACATTAGTGTCAGTTCTTATTGATAATGATTGTGATGCTGCAGATATTAAAAGTGTTTTTAAAACCGATTCTGGAGTTAAGTCGGCACTAGCAAGTTATCTTAAAGATCACGAAGAAGTCGACGAGGATGAAGACTACGAAGACGAGGAATTTAACGAGGATGAAGACTATTAATGTGGTATAGTCGTGTCACTGCCGACCTTGGTGCAATTCCTGATTTTATTGCACATTATGAACAGGAACTCGAACATGCTAAACGTGATGTACGAATCGGTGGTCTGATTGAAAAAAATATTACAGCATTACCGGGTATAACTGAACATCGTTTTAATCAATTACAAGAAATTGAAGCGGTATTAAACTATCTCAACATACAGTTAAGAAAAATTCGCCGTCGATATTTTCAAAAATATCTTGAAGGGTATGCTCGTGCGTTAACCAGTAGAGATGCTGAAAAGTATGTCGACGGCGAAGATGAAGTAATTGAATTTGAAACTTTGATTAACGAAGTGGCATTATTACGAAATCGTTATCTAGCTATTATAAAAGGCACGGAAAGTAAAAATTTCATGCTAGGCCATATTGTTAGACTTAGGGCAGCCGGTATGGAAGATATACAGGTATAATGTTTGCTAATGCTGCCCAATCTCATCAACATAGTTTAACCATTCTTAACATGTTGCAAGAATATGACGAGTTTATGGAAAGTATCGGTACTTTAATAGATCTTGGTTGTGGGCAAGGACTAGACATAGAATGGTGGGTAACTAGGACAACTCGAGAGGATAACCCTCGGCCACTTAATATACAATGCACTGGTATTGATACGATTGAACAATCATTTTTACTCAGACAACACAATAATGTGTCTTATCAATGCGGTAATTTTGAAAAAACAATAGAAACGCCCTTTGCTAGACAATTTGATGTGCTATGGTGTCATGATGCATTTCAATATGCTATAGATCCTATCGGTACCCTTAGTCACTGGCATAATATTGCTAGCAATGGTGCGATGCTAGCCCTGATAATTCCAGAAACTCAGCAAATATATCATAAAAAATTAATGTTTACTCAACCCTCGGGTTGTTATTATCATTATAGTATAGTTAATCTTATACACATGTTGGCTGTTACCGGATGGAATTGTCGAGATGGATTTTTTTTAAAAAATCCAACAGACCCGTGGATTCATGCAATAGTTTATAAATCTGAACATAATCCAATGGATCCGCGTACAACTACATGGTATCAGCTAAGTGAAATGGGTCTTTTACCAGAATCGGCTGATATTAGTATACTGGCGCACGGAGAGTTACAACAGCAAGACTTAGTGTTACCTTGGTTAAACCGTAATTTAACCTGGCTGGGTAATTACTAAATTTGCTAAATAACAATATAGGAGATTATAATAATGGCTCAACCTCGCACATTTCAGTTTTATGGACTTGCTTACGGCAACTCTCCAGTAACAATTACAGCAAAAATTAATAGTACCCAGATATTTTCTGGTACGGTACCTACTGTAGATCAGCCGTTACCAGCAACACCGCCCGCAGAGTCGGATCAGGTGGTATTATTTACAATTGACAATTCTGCGGCATTAAACACTGATTTTGCTGGTAGTTTACCAATGACATTGGTAGTATCTGGTGGAGATGGTATTTGGGTAGAGCAAATTGACGCTAATTATTACCCGGGAGATACACAATCAGATCCTAATGCAGGCACGGTAAATGGATATTCTCAGTGCTATCAGGGGTCCCCTACAAACAGCGACAACAGCCAAGATCCTCGCAGTAGCGTAGTGATTGGTGGCGTCTCAAAAAGCCCACAGCGTCCTCCCGACGGTACCTGGGCCTGGCCAATTACTAGTGGTCAAACTATGACTCATAATTTTAATATTGGACTTGGTATGGTTGCTAATGCATTAGGAAATATTTCTTCATATGCCGGCGATTATACAGCATTCCTTAAATCCTAAGTTAGTAGCCACTAACCCACTAAAAACCCTTGTAAAAACAAGGGTTTTTTTATGGTTGACCATTAATTACCTTTTTGCTATAATATTAGTATAGTAATAAATTAATGATAACTTCGGAAAAGGAAATATAAATGAATATTCAAGTAAAAGCAGCATTAGAAGTAGCAGGCGGGGTGGTAGCGTTGGTAGCGATCTCAGTAGGTGTAAGAGCAATTCTTGAACTAGCTACACGCACCTACGGAATTGATGCGGTCCTAAATGGTCTAGCATTTGGTGGGATAAGTGTAGCGGCATACATTATGGTCGGACTGTTATATGATATCCGTGTCAACCAACTCAAATACAAAGCAAAATTAGAAGAAATGACCAAAAAATAAGCGGTTGACCAAACACCCAAAATACCTTATAATAGTATTATCAACAATAAATTAAGGAGCTAACCTTGAGCACAGTAATTATTAAAAACGGAACATACCGTAATCAACCCGTAAACAATGTGACCTTTAACTTAGTAAAAGGTTACCAAACAGGAGCCAAAGGAGGCTATGTGACTGTTAATGC